ACTGGCAATCGGAGCACTGGCGATTATAGCACTGGCCATCGGAGCACTGGCGATTATAGCATTTCAAACCACTCAACAGGTCATTTCTCAACTGAGGATTATTCAGGATTCGGATGTTTTGACATGCCTTGCACGCTTAAAGAATGGCAAGACTGTGAAAAGCCAAATTTCATTTATTTTGAATTGACAAAATGGATTAACTCATCATCAATGACTGAAGAAGAAAAAAAAGCAAATCCCAACCACCAAACTACAGGCGGTTATCTCAAAGTTTACGGCTATCAAGAGGCTTTTAAGATGTCTTGGGATAAAGCGAGTTTTGATGATAAAAAGAAGGTTTTTAACCTGCCTAACTTTGATGCTGAAAAGTTTAAACTAATCTCAGGAATTGATGTTAGTGAGCTTTATATCAAAGAATCTAAAAAACAAGAGCTTATTAAGAAGGCGCAGGAATTATTAAAACAAGCTGAAGAGTTGTAGGAGAATAAAATGCCAGAAAAAACATTCGCAAGAGGTCTTTGGGTAAATGTTCGGGAGAATCAACCGTCTTATGTAATATGCGGTCTGTCTATCAATGTAGATCAGTTCACGGAGTTCTGCAAAGAAAACGCTGTGGATGGCAAAATCAAGCTAAACGCTCTGGTCGCCAAGTCAGGTAAACCCTATGTGGTGATTGATGACTACAAAGCTAAATCAGAGACTAACCCTTTTGATACAGACGATAACCCCCCATTTTAAACACTCGGGGTGGTTCGCTGAGGTGCAAGTCCTTCTTATCTGTTGTAGTTCTCCCACTGGCAACAGACAGCGACCCCCCACTTTTAAAGGACTTATGATGGAAACATTTAATGAAACGCCTACCCCTTTTGTTATGACATTTCACAGTAGTAACAAAGAAGTTATCGGCGCACTAAAAGTAGTTGACGGAGTCTTTTCATTTGAAGGCAATGCTGAAGATTCTGCAAAAATGTTTTTTGATTTTGTTTGTGATAACCTTGGAAACTATATTAGCGACATTATAAAAAATAGAGCGATTGATAAAAATACACCATCTGACAGCGATTATGCAAAATTAAAGGCTGAAATTGAGACACTTAAATATAGGGCAATGACTATTTATGAAGGTGGCACAGATAGTAAAGAGGCTTGGGCTATCATTAGAGATTTGTCTCAACTATCATCGGACAACAAACAATGTACGCCATTAAAAGGTTCCGACGGTGTTCATTGTTGTCGTCATTGCGGATTTTATACAAAGTGTTGTATTTCACAGTAAAGGACTTATGAGACACTACGGAGGCAATTACTATCTAAATTACTATCTATTATCCACCGATGAGATCACGGAGGTGTTTAACTTCATAGATGTCATCCTAGGGCTTAAAACGATGGACAAATTAGCAGACAATCAACTGGCAATTAAGAGACAATACCACGAACTAAAAAAGAAGGTCTTAGGTGAACCCGAAACTATTCCCGACAATTCTAATCTGCCTTAATGTGTGCGCATCGCTAACTTATCTTTATTATGGAGATTATCGAAAGGCTATCTATTGGCTATCCGCAGGAGTTTTAACAACAACGGTGACTTATTAGGAGAATGAAATGAAAGTTAAAATTGAATTGGAAACACCTGAAGAATTTTTAATAAAATACGGAATATGCTCTGATACCACAATTGGTATTGAAGGAGATAAAAAGCTGACAGAATTGCTTGAAGATTATCACCAAGCTAAGTTAAAATTATTTGTTATAGCTGATTTACAAGCTGTTGAAAAAGCTCTGAGCATTATGTCGGAATTAATACAATATCATTCTCATTATTGTGAAGTTGAAATGAATGAAGAAAAATCTATTATGTATAAAGCAGTTCAATCGTTGGAAAAGATTAGCCAGCATTTCAGCTAACGGTTACGGCTATGTGCAGTAGCGGATTTGAAACAAAAAACTTTAAATAAATAACGAATGATGATAGTAGAACAAATGTTAAAGAACGCACCGAACCCGCTATTGCATATAGCCGATGTTGTGTGCAGTACTTTTACGGTAAAGCCTATTGAGTACGCAAAAGCAATGGAATGGTGTTTAAAGAAACATTATGCAAGAAGAAAGCCTATGTTTCAATTTGCCTTTGCATTAGTTGATAACAACGACAATGTACAAGGTATTGTAGTTTATGGCAGACCGCCAGTTCAAATTGAAAAGTCAGTATTTATAGAACCAATAGATACTGAATATAAGGTTTATGAATTAACAAGACTTGTGATTCAAACAAAAGAAAAAAACGCAGCTTCATTTTTAATTGGTAATAGCTTAAAAATGCTTCCCAAAAATAATATAGTAGTTAGTTATGCAGATTCAAATATGGGGCATTGTGGTATTGTTTATCAAGCGACTAATTGGATTTATACAGGGAGTAATAAGGCACACGATTGCGAATATATTGTTGATGGTAAAAAGATGCACCCAAAAAGTATTACTGAAAGATTAGGTATTACGGCCATTGCAAAATGGGCAAAGGAAAACAATATTGAAACTATAAAACCAAAAGAAAAACATAGGTATTTTTTTATAAATGCAGATAAGAGAACAAAATCAGAAATGATTAAAAAGTTAAGATACCCAATTATTAAAAGTTACCCAAAATGTGATAAAAAAATGTATGATGCTGGAGAAATATTGTCAATGAAAATAGAAGATGTTTCAAGACAGCAGAGTTTGTTTTAGTATTGCACACAACATCCGTGTATGGTGCGTTTTAATGCACTATACACTTTGTTATTGATTACAACCACTCAATAGGAAGCATCACCCTTTTTCCGCTCTCATCTGGGACACCTTTCCAGATAGTAAGATAATCCCTCATATCAAGATGGAATGAGATATAGCCCTTAGTGTTTTTGTAGATTCCAATTCCTTTAAATCCGGCATCAATAGCTGATCTAACAAGCAAATAGATTTCGTGATTAGTCACCTTGCCGTCTCTTTCGTCTAGCACAAAGTCCACCGCTAATCCGTTGGGGTGAAATATTGATGAGTGAATACCTGTGGTCAAGCCATTTTTAAGCAGTATAATACGCCGTCTAATCTTGATTCTTACTTGGTCAAGGCCTGACATCAACTGATATTTAACCGAGCTTAAAGAGGCTCCTGTGGCTTCAATTTCTTTTTTAGTAAAGTTGCGAATGGTCTTTAATTCTTCTTCAATCACCACATCCTCCGGTCACTAGGCTTCCACTCAATTTTAACTAGAGCCTCGTTTGCGATGTCATCATCGTCTTGCTCTTCATAGGCTTTTTTGGCAATCCTAGAATCAACTGCAAGCCTGACCGCCTTGGCTTTTTTATCTGAGTACCCCGCAACATCAACAAGCATCTTTTCCAAAATGTCATTAACGAAGGGGAGGCTGAACTCTCTATAGGCGAATAAAGCATCGTGTACTAGGTAGCAAACTTGCTCTTTTTCGCTCCCCCATCTCCTGATAAACCACCAAAAGATTGAGGGTCTTGAGCAACCATCCGATACAAAGCCTTTGAGCAGATCAATATCAAGATAGCCACCATCGCCAAGCTGTACTAGGATACTTAAAACCTTTGCCAGAGTCCTCTTATGTCGGGACTTTTTGACATAGATTATAGGTGTCCAAAGTGCTCTCATCCTAGCCTCTGAAAGATGTGTTCAACATCCTTTTTAAGCCCTGTCACACCTTCTTCTAAGCATCCTAACCTTTGGTCTGTCTTGGCGTTCTGCTCGTCAATTTGCGTGTAGCGAGCCTTCTGTGAGGCTCTTATGTCCTCAACAACTTCCTTGATCTCAAGCGTTGTTTTGGTATCGAATACGGTCTGCAAAATAGAGATAATCGAGGGAGTCACTTTTACGATAAAGAGGGAGACCGCAAAGCACAAAACAATGGTTCCAACCATCCACGGGCTTTGACTTATGGTCACTGAAAATTTATCAATCAGCTCCATCTTCTAGCCCTTCAATCTGCTTAGAGAGAGATTCCTCTAGTTTAGTGAGCCTCTCAATCTCTTTTTCTCTTGCGTTGAGTTCGTCAACAACCGCCTTAAGTGAAGCAGTCAAGGTTTCCCGATCTCTCAAAGAAAGAGGGTGAATGTCAATGAGGTCTTTTAAAGCTGAAATGTGATTTTGCATAATGTCTCCTTACTCTAAAAATACATTTATTCCGGTGCGGTCTCAACAGGAATTAACGACAATTGATAAGCTTCCTCACGCCTCCGTTGCAATTCCTCAAAGTATGAAATTAACCATTTATTGATCATTCCGACCTTATCAGGGCCAAGGAACTCCATAGCATCCGCCACGGTCCCACGCAAAAAGACTTCTTGACCGCCTTCTGAGGTCTTTTCTTCTGCCTTGTTAATAGCAAATTGAGTCTCCCGAAAGTTGATCTCAAGAGGGTTTAATTTGCCGTCAGCGGTAAGTCCTGAGACTATCCCGACCTTTTTAGCAACTCCGGTGTAGCTGATTCCGCCTCTATTCCAAGTAAACATAATATCTCCTTTATAAAAAATGTAAAGTGCAAAGCACAAGAACATCCGTCCCTGCTGTTTTGCTCTCTTGAGGGTGTCCAATCTCTTTAAAATGTTCGGCTACAACAGGGTTTGAGTTAGGTACCGCCACGTTTAAAGCCCTCCCGTCTGTATCCGCACACAAAGCTAGATAGCCACGAGTTGAGGACTCACCATCCTTCCAGAGCACTTGAGCCGTTGAACCTGCTACCCATAGCCAACACTCCGAGCCGTTGGCAATTCCTGATTCTGCCACTACGCCAAAAGCATCGAACTCATTCGCTTCCAAGACAAACTGTTTATCATTGGTCGTAGAACAAGCAACGACGGAACCTTTAACGGATGCAGAACCCGTGCCGTTGACCATCTTAACTAGATGTCCTCTTTCTCCGGTCTCTGAATCTTCACCTACTGCTGAATTGCCTATAGATAATAGTCTTAATGCCATAACTGCCTCCTAAGCAGGGATTGTTGTTCCAACTGTCCAAGTGCCTGAAATCTTGCGCTCGGTTATGATGTTGGTACCAGATGCTGATAGTCTGATTGATCCGTCCGTGGTCTCATTGCCTGCTAGATAGAAGAATTTGCCACCCGTCATAAATAGGTTTTCGTTTAAGGTAGCATTCCCCACCACCTGAAGAGGGTTATTGACCTGAACAAAGCCTGCTCCGTTGCCCGCTAGAACTAGGTTTGCTCCTGTGGTGTAGGCTGTTACTTTGTTACCTATGAAACCGCCTGACCCTCTACACTCTATTTTAGATGTCGCATCGGAAGTAATAAGTCCAACATCTGCTCTAACGTGCCAAGCTCTCGTAATAGAGTTATAAGCAAATCCTTCATTTACATCAAAGTTTGGTGTTCCGAGAGTGGAATTCCAAGGACATAGATTTATGAGCCAAAATGATTCAGCTCCTGTTAATCTTCCACCTGTTGCGGGTTGGTCTGGTCTTTGGATGATTAAATTTGGGACAGTTACCGCACCCGTAGAGTTGAGATTTATTCCTAGAGTGCCTGTTGCACCCGTGGCATTTTCTATGGTGTTAGTTATCACCTTAGTGATTGTGGTATCCGCTGTTATGCTTAACCCTGTACCTGAGAGGTCATCAATGGTGTCAACTGAGAGAATGCCAGTGACAGAGAGAGGGTCATCAACTACCACACCACCTGCACCATTGCCCGAGAGGGTGAGGTTTGCGCCTGCGGTTAGGGCTGTGATTGCATCAACCGCTAAATTATTAATTCCTGCTGTTCCTGTAACTGTTAAATTTCCAACTGTAGCTGTTCCAGAGACTGTCAAAGCAACAGTGGACACGCTAACAGAGGCATTGACAGATTGAGCTATTAATTGACCAACTGTATAAGGTAATGCAGAACCATTCCTCTCAGTAGGTCTATAGCGCATCACATCCGCACCTACCCTCATATAAAGAGAAAGGGTGTCAGTACCTAGTCCGATCTGACCCGCATCAATTGCGCCTGCCTCAATATTTGCGCCTGTGTCTTTAATTTGTAGTAAATAAATATCTGCCATAATTAAAACCCCGTGTTGGTGTTTTGGTAATTGTCGTTAGTATCATCATTCGTGTTTTGATAATTATCGTTAGTTTCATCGTTGGTGTTCTGCCAAGCAGGGTTAAAAACATCCGCATCTACATAACCAAGGGCTTTTATATTAACTGCCATTGAAACAGGATCATAGCTTATGCCGTGGACTAAGCACTCTAAGTCACCATCTGTATAAAAAGGATCATTTAGGTAGAATCTTGATCCCATCATTAAGCCTAGATCATAGGATTTCTCTAGTGGAATGCTAAATTCATAGAATTGTCGTTTTTCTATCGGATAATCTCCGTTAGAATCCTTAATTGCACCTTGGTTTTCTAGCATCATAACCATTAGTTTATAAGCAGTGGCAGGCTTTCTGACCCAAGATAGTTCGGATAAATCAGCAGGCACTTTGTTAATGACCTTATACTCAAGGTATAATGCCCTGCAACGCTCCCAAATATCTAGCTTCTGCGAGTTGGTAAGCTTACCAAATACCTGTGCTATCTTATCGGCATCTGTGGATTGGGCTTGAGTGATGTCCCTGACCCCCATAGTACCATTCCATTTGTCTAGTCCATAGTCACGATCATAAAAAAATGTAGGTTGGCAGTAAATCTCATTTGATTTCCGGTCACTTACGTCTATCTCCCCGATAATATCAGATCTTAGAATCTGCCTTGTAATGCTTGCCTTTGTTTGTCTGCTTATCTGACAGATTGACTCATAACCCTCATTATTTATCCATCCCATTAATGAGTATTGCCTCATAATAGATCGCTTCATTTCAATGGTTTCTGAGTCTCTCAGTTCTAATATTTGCCTTGAGCAATCTAAACCGCTATAACCGAATGAGTTTAAATCAGGGTTTGCCTTGCCACCTTCACCTGTGGTAGTATCTATCAATTCACCCGATGCAACCGCCTCAAGTCCCCAACCGCCTGTAGGCACAGCCAAGCCTGCATCAGTCCAGTTCTGAAGCCTGTTAATGGTGGTCAGGGTGTTTAAAACATTTATCCAAGGTGTTTGCGTGGTGGAGTTTTGAGATCGTCCTGAAGATGCCCCAAAGACCTCAGAACCTATTTCGTCAGTTATCTGATAGGCTACAGAGCAACCTATAAAAAGGTCGTTTAAATTCAATGCCTGCCCTACAGAAATGTTTCCAAATGAAAGACCCTCTTTTCTTTTTATGACAAAGGCAATCTCATCTAATGCTAAATATTCTTCAAAGGTCTCTGCAAGTTCATAAAATTGACCAACAAACACGGAGTTAATCCCAAAAGCATTGATTACATCTAGCTCCGGTTTTCTCCAAAACTGATCATCGTCAATGCTTTTCCAATCAGGGAAGATTCTATATTCAACTCGTTCACCTAGACCTTGCTTCCCAACGCTCACAGCGGTTGAGGTGGTTCCGATTTGGACTAAATTATCCAAAAAATCCTTTTTAAACAGCTTAAATTCAATGTCTAAAAACCTAAACGGATCAGGCATAATAGAGTCAATATTTCCATAAAGGCAAAGAAGCACTTTTGAAATATCTGCTTTTGATTCTATCTTCGGTAATTTGATTTTATAAACGGTATAAAAAGCATTATCAAAAGTACCAGTGTCATTAGTGACAATCAACCCGTTATTTAAAAGCCCATCGCCAGTGTCAAAGCCTGTGATTGAAGTGGAATAATTAGGGCTTGATGGTATCCACTCATCCGCTGTGTTGACATCCTCTATATAATTACAATCCGCAATATCTGTTAAGATTCCTGTCGAATCATCTATCCAAGTATGATCCTGCACCGCCTCAAAAGAATCAACTGCTATAGAGTTCCACCCTTGAATCTGATCAGGGTCATCTAATGGGTTTCTAGGGTAGAATTTAATAGCATTGGAGTCATCTTGCTCAAATTGACCTGAAGATTCTGCCACAGGTCTATAAAATCCATTGTCAATAACCTGAGGGAACACATTTAGAGTAGGTTGAAGTAACCAATCATCTGATAAATAACCCCACCTAATATCCACAAAGCTACCCCAAGAGGCTTCCGGATTTCCGTAAGTCTCAGTCTCTGAAAAAGGCTCCTCAATATCAATCCTCAATCTGTGTAGAGGTGGAATAAAAGTGCTCGTTATCGTCTTGCCTACAACCCTGCGAAGTTCACCACTGCCTTTGCCCTCGATGATTCTAAAATACAATGCTTTAGCGGTTATAAGATCATTTAAATAGCTCTCTAGCCCTGCCTGATCGCTGAATCCGTTCCCTATACCAACATCTATCCGGTTGTAATCACTTGAATTAACCACCACTGGTAAACGAGTGCTTGTAGGTAGAACATAATCACTAAAGTCTAAGATTTTGTTGTTTCTGCCAGTAACCTTTCGATATAAAGCCCTTTCGTGTGTTCCAAAAGTTATTGGAATCATTTTGCCTATTGAATCCTCATCAACTAGGCTAATTCCTTCCTCATCAACTGCATAATCAGCATCAATGATTTTTCCACAAATGGCATTTCTCTTGGTGTAAATTGAGTTTACTTCTATTTCAAAGCTATCAACTGAATAGGAGACCTGAGCACATTCGCCACGACCTATGCTAAATTCATTTTCATAATTGTCATTGTCATCAATCTCATTGTCAATCAGATAAACAATACACCTAGCACCCTGAAAGTTTATTCCTTTAGTTTCGATAGTATCCCATATCTTGCTTGTGTTATCTAATGAGATTCTGAAGCTCTGAACCTGTGCTAAATTCCCACCTGTGCGGATGTCAGCATTATATCCAATCGGTGTTAAGAACTGCTGATTTAAGATTCCAACCTTATAGGCATCCGTTGTTAATGCAGTGTCATTTGACCACCTGAAAACTGATCTTACCCCTTTAGGATAAAGCCCTATCACCTCACTATTAACCGCTGATTTTGACAGCTCAATTCTTATGCCAAATATTAACTTAGCCACTTATACCCTGCAGTCGTTAAAAACTTGTTGTGTGAAGCGTGAACTATCTTTATCTCAGGTGAAATTCTCTTTGTTGTATAGCTTCCATCGCCTTTCTCATAACCAAAAATATAGTGATTTGTTCCGGCTGTGATGGTGGTATTTCCGGTGCGTTTAGTTAATAATTCACTTACGAGCGAGGCGCATTTGCCAGTGTTCAGATCTAGTGAAATGTCTGTTTCAAAAGAATCCGTGGTATTGGAATTAACAAAGACCTGATTCGCCAATATTTGCTCTGTGAGGTTATATTCAATCTTTGGGGAATAGTTATTCTTAGGATATGGAAGTCCTGTTGCGGTTCCTATCGCTAAGATGCCCTGTGCTACCCCTGCGGATGGCGTGTAAGCAGGGAATGCTCCAACATTAACCAAAGTAAGAGTTATCGGATAACGGTCTGATAAACGCCTCCCACCCTGTTGTAAATCAACTATTCTAACTGTGAACTCACCATCTCCACGAAATGGCGAGAAAGGGAAGAAGCCATCCGAACAAGTCAAAACAACCTCTTCCCCTCTTGCGGAGGAAGCATATAGAGTCAGAAGTTTATCGACCTCTGACTCAGGTAGGAGAAAAGAGACTCTGCATTGATAAATGTCATAAGTAGCACCCGCATCATAAATTCCTTTTGAAAGGTCTGATCTGGTGACTACTGTCCAATCGTGTTTTATAGTGGATTCATAGCCATATAAGGGAGGCGTGAACTCGTATTCTGTTGAATCATAGGTAAAAACTAACTTAGGCTTTGCGGATGACTCAACCAAAAAGCTATCTGACCCCTCACGATTATAAACATAGACTGTGTTTCCTGCCGTTGGTTCGCTCGCAAGCGTTGCCTCAGTGCCTGAGTTAATGGTAGAGAGGGTAAAAGTATCCTCAATATAAAAAGCAGGGGCATTATAAATCAGGTTTCTTTGTGTGGCGTTTGGAATCTCAAGAAATGTTGATGGAGTGGCACTTGAATAAAATCTTAGTCGGTCTACTTCGGCGAGCAGAAACTGCCCCGATCCGCTAAAGGTTCCAAAATTCAATGTACCCATATTCACATCACCAATATTGAAGGCTACAGACTGCGTCTGATCTGTCCCTCTATTGATACAAATGCCGTATGTGATGTCGGGGGCATTATCTCTATACCAAAATTCAATATAATTCCAACCAGTGTTCATTGAAACATTAGAGTTAAAAAATGAAAAGTTTAAAGGGCTCGCTCTGTCTTGAACAAGCATTTGAATAAGACCATCATTGTTTATAAATAAATACCATCCGTTCCCAAGTAAATTATTATTGAAAATAAATTTATTCCCGAATCCAGATACAGGTATTTTTAACCAAAACGAAGCAAAAAGAGATTTGTTAGACCAAGCTTGATTATTTGAAGCAGTTGCTTTTGAGCTAGTTCCATTAAAACTCCAAGCCTTATTGTACAGCCCTGTCTCAAATGTAATGTTTGTTTCTGTAAAATCTAATTCATCACCATCTAAAAGGTATTCTTTTTGCAAATTTGTGCGATAGTCATCAGCAAAGCCAGTCCCTGTTACGACCGCACCTGTTACTCCTGTTATGGTAGGGCTTGCCATTATGCCAACATCCCTTTATTTAAATAACCATAATTAATCATATCTTTAAATCGATCAGCTAGTTTCTGAAGGTCATTAACTGTATTTTTGTCTGCATTACCTTGAATATTGATGGTAACGCTACCACCACCACCACCGCCTGAGTTTAGTTTGTCAAATAGCTTTGCCTGAGTGGAGCGGTTTAGCACCATTTCGCCGGAGTTGATCATAACTTGACGACTATCTCCGTTGAATGAATTGCCCTCAATGATACCACCATCTTTATAAGATGCTTTGGAGATTGTGTTGATCTGTGATGCGGTCTGTTCGCCTGCTAAAACTGCCATTGATAAGCCTAGAGGTAGAAAAGGCTTTGTCTCAAGTGCATTCATCACCGCAACCCCTCCGGCTATAGTCGCATTTGCTATGGCTAGAGGCTTGTTTTTCTTAAAAAATCCTTGTTGCAATGCTATGGAGGCACTTAAATAATTCTGCTGTGCTTTTTTCTGTGCGTCATAGTTTTCTTTTGTTGCTTGAGCATTCCTTTTTCCTTGCTCTGCATCTCTTTTAGTTTGTTCTTCACCTTGCTGAAATATCAAGCGTTGTGCTTCTATTGATTCATCACGGATTGCCTTTTCAACTGCTAATTGCTCTTTAAGGGCGTTGGTTTTAAACTCGTTCTGTCTTTCAATCCGTGCTTTTTCTGATTCATCTTCAGTCTCACGCATCAGCCTAAGCTCTTCACTGACTTGCTTTTCAATAGCTAACCATTCGTTTTCATTTGATTTTGCAGAGTCACCACTTGTTTTATTTAGCTTAGATTTTTTTTCTTCAACATCCTCAAGAGTAACACCCAATAATCTGTATTCTGAGGTTAGTTCATTCGTTGCTTGACCTAGTTTTATTAATTCTCTTTGGTTTTTTATCCAAGCGTCTCTTGATTCTTCTTGTTTCTGTGTATAACTATTTAAAGTGTCCTCAGATACATTAAGTTTTCCATCATAAAATTCAAGCTGAAGTGCCATATCTTGATGCGTTTTAAGTAACTGCATCTGACTATCATTCAATTGTTTTATTTTTGCGTTTCTTTCCTCAATGCCACCTAATGAAATTGCTTCATTGATTAGATTAAGTGATGTAATTAAACTATCTACAGCAGATTTCATCCCAATGAATGAATCTGAAGTAACCATATTGCGCAGAAATTCATCCCAATTATCAGAGAGTGTTGAGAGTTTACCCTCAAAGGTCTGTGATAGGTTCTCCATCCCTCCGGATGCTTTCGCCAGTTCACCTTGTAAGACTTCCCAAGCCTCTTTGCCTTTCATTTGAGTTTGCAGTCTCTCTATTTCGTTTCTAGCATCACCTGTAAGGATTCCAAGCTCTTGCATTCTAGCGAGTGATTCACCTGCACCTCTGTTTGAACTGAGAGCACTATAAGCCCGACCAACTGTCACAGCTAGTTCCTCAATCTGCACACCTGATTGTGCTGAAGCATCACCAACTAAACGCAAACCCTCGCCTGTAGATAGAGCACCTTTTGTAAGTGTCTCTAGCACTCTTGAAGCATTAGCTAGCTCAGGGAGTTGAAATGGTGTTTTAGATGCAAAATCTGAAAGGTCTGCTAATCTTTTTTTAGCCTGATCAATACCGCCAAGCAAGGGAACAAATTGAGTTGTTAGCCTCTCCATCTCCCCCTTTAGTTTTATTGCATCCTTTGCGAATTTAGCAACTGCAATTCCAACAAAGCCAGTGGCAACAAGTTTTAGAGAGGTTGCCATCTTTTGAGAGGATTGATCTATAGTTCTTTCAGTGCCCTTGATTCCGCTTTGTACCTGTGAGTCATCATATAAGACTTTTACTTTAATATCACTCATAAGGTACTCACTTTAGGCTTTTGAAGGTCACTTAAACACCACTCAAAGTATTCAACAGCTTCAACATAGCGAGAGGACTGGCTCCAATAATCGCCTTTCTGATTCCATTTATAAGCTGATATGAAGTCCACACATTCCTCTTTTATGTACCATTGAGGTGAGATATAATAAACATCTACCTCTAGTTCTTTATCATCTACCCACACCGGAACCGCCAACGGGTTATTAGCGACATATTCTATCTCATCTTGGTGCATCTTTGGCAGAAGACCAAGATAGGCTCCGGCAGTTAGTCTAAAAGCCTTTTATCTATTCCATTCAAACCGCTTATAGTTGTAATCCGGTCACTGATCTCCATTTTTGCCCAATCAGGTAATAAGTCCCAACCATCTTCGTTAAATGGAACATCTTTTCCTGACTGAGTCTGAAGCCCTTCCCATCCTAGGACGCATTTAAAATGCAATTCCCATTTTTTAAAAAGAAGATCAGTGTAAATTTCAAGCTTACTTATTGCCAAGGTCATCTCAGTAGCAACCCTTCGAGCATCTCGTTTTTCGCCTTTGGTCAATGGTCTGATTTTCACAGTCATTCCAAGGGCTTTGATTTTAAACTCATCTACATAATCAGAATCATAAGGGAGGACAGAGGTTTTGTCTAAGTCCTGCCCTTTAAATTCAGTTACTTTCTTTTCCATTATCAACCTCCGCAGGTTTAATTATGCTCTTGCGCCTTGTAAGATTTCTAGAGATGCACTTGGTGCAATGCCTGTATCTGTAGTGCCATTTCTAAGCAGTTTAAAGGTGATGTCGTAATCAATAGTGCCTGATCCGTCCACTTTTGCAAAGTTAATGATCTGCGCCCTTGGAAAAGCGAAAGTATAAGCACCTACCACAATTGAAATAGTCGCTACAGTCTCAGCCTTCCACTTCGCTAGAGCACCATAAGCAGACACCGCAGGCAATGCCATTTTGATGTTAAGGCGTGGTGCCCTTGAATCAATCTTATTGTATAAAATTGCTGTGGCTTGAGATGCGCATAGTTCATTGCTCCGACCATTACCAAGATCAACAGAGAAAGACCTGATGCAGAAGGTAGATGTTCCGCCGACTGTACAAGTAATATTCTTGAAGGTCTCTGCAATAGTGGTGTCGGGTGATGTTAGGGCGAGCAAATCACCGTTTGCCAAATCAACCTCACCTGCATATTTTCCACTAAAATCAAAGTTTGCCTGAAGGACTGCACCTGCTGATTCGGCACTGATAACGCAATTTCCCATACATCCAGAAAAGGTATCAGCAACACCAACCGGAGCCGCTCCACGTTCAATATCAATCCCGATAAATGTCATTGTCCTGACATCGCTTACAGATGAATCCTGAAGGGCCACACCTTTTGTAGTGTATGCTTTTTCAGTCATTCCGCAGGCTTTTAAAAACTTCCACCACTTAGGCTCAACCGTTGCAGGTGTTCCTGAAGGTGCCACTTTGCACATAAAGGATAGGTTTGCACCTTCTGTAGTTCCCACCGATTCATCTTCCATAAAGTCACCAGTGGCATACTTAGAAGCCTCATCATCTAGTCCTAGTTCAGGAGTTGTTGCAATCCCTCTGACTCTTGCGTCAAAATCAGCCGATGCAATAGCAATAGCTGTTCCCATAGTTGTTTCTAGTTTTCCAACTAGCACTCGTTTACTTGTTGCTTTTGACATTCTTCACTCCTTTTAATTCGTTCTCAGGTCTGTAACCTTTTTTAATAAATTCTTCAACATCCTTATCCTTAACAGATAGGGTTTCATATCCGTTCGTCATTCTTGTAACCATCAGCATACCGCCTGAGAAGGGTTCAGCCTATCTTGAAAATAGACCATTCTAAATTTGACATCCATATACTTTGGGGTAAAATAATCTTTGCCGTCTGTCTCAACAAAATCATAACCGACATAATCAAAATGCTGTACACCTAAATCATTAAGCGTGGTGTCTTTGCCAAAGAGCTTTTTAAGGTCTTCTAAACAAGAATAAAAAGCCGTTCTAATATCTCTTATAGGGTCTTCTTTTATTCCTTGATCTTCTCGTACACGAATGATTATTTCAGCCTCACAAGCATACGCATTGGCAAAATTCTCATCATCTAATGAGGTCTCACTATTAACGATTGCCTGACCACAAGGCAAAGTCTGTAAATTCTTATCATTCACCTGACCTTTTGAGGGCAAGGCATACCAAGTGGAATTATAACCGCCTGCTGTGGTCATCTGTGAAACAAGCAATTCAATCCTTGTTATAAATGTGTCTAAAAGTACACTCACATTCTAAACCTTGTTATAGTTCTAACTACTCTGTCCTCTGCACCATAAACAGTGCCTGTTATCATCTGTGCAGTGATAGACTTTCTTAAATCTTCTTTAATTGCATACATCATTTTTAGTTTGCGTTCATACTTATCTTCAATTCCACCCTCAAGATCATTATTAAGCATCTTTTCTTGCAAGACCGTGCAAACGAAATAAGCAACTAGATAATTTTGTATAGTGTTATGTACCGGAGTTGAAATACTTGCCTCCAATATCCCGAATTTCTGCGCCATATCCACCATTTCAGCATCGGTTTCTTCTAGCACAGAATCCCAATAAGTAGCAGAAGCAGTTTTAAATGGAACAACTATGGCATCTCTAATCTGAGCATCTACGATGTATTTTGTTGTGTAGGGCATTATAAGCCTGCCTTTTTGATCTCTTGGTCTATAGCCTGTTCAATGCTTTTTCCGATAGATGGAGCTTTTTTATCAACTGCCTCAAACATAAAAGGATCAGGTTGCCAACTCTTGAAACCTTGGTGAATGTACTTTGCATAGGGCAGTGAATTGCTAGGATCTAGGGTCATTGTTAAAACACCACCTGAAACAGAGCCTTTGACACTGCCTTCTAACAATGCTGATCTTGCTGTGTGTCTGTGGTTCTCTTTAGCCTCTTTGGAGATTGAAGCGCCTCCGTTAATCAAAGCTCTATCAATGGCATCGCCTATGCTAGCCCTGAATTTCTCAAGCCCTTTAAGGACTGAGGAAGCATCTACTTTTGCAGAGACCATCCGGCTTTAATCCATTTTTCTAATTGTGATTTATCAATTTCTGTGATGGTGATTCCATCAGTAACTTTAACCGCTGTAACCAAAACCTTTTCGGGTTGTTCTTCAGCCTTAAGAGTGTCTTTGTTGATCTTTTTCATCTTAGCCTCGTTATAAAAAGGTGGCAGGATTTCTCCCACCACCTAATCATTTAGTTACAGATAATGCCGTGCTTTGGTTCAATTACAGCTAATGCCATAAAAGCATCAAAGATAAAGCTTTTGTAAAGAGTGCTACCTGAAATTTCGGTTTCGATCACACGGATTCCGAAGCCTGCATCATTACCGCCAAGGTCACGAGCACGTACGATCATTGCGTTAGAACCTGCCATGCCTGGAAGAATCGCAATGGCCACTGAAGCCGGATTAAAGATAACATTCTCTTTAACAGCAGTCTCAGCGGTCTCTGCCTTGCCATCTGCCCAAGAAGCAGGAGCTTTAACGATGATTGTGACTTCACCAGTATCAACAACAGCATCTTCTAACGCTGTGAAAATACCAACTGTGTCAGCAATTTGGAAACGATAGCCGGTTGGGACTAAGGTTCCATCAGCATTAGAAATACCATCTAAAGTAATGCTAACACGATTGCCTGCAACGCCTGTACCTTTGGTAATCACAGTACCTGCAAGAGCAACAGTAGGAGCATCGCCTGCATAGCGTGAACGAATCAGACGCTTGATGTTGGCAACTGGCCCAACCATATTACCCTGTAGATTAGCAGGGCCTTCAGGAGTGTTTAATAGGCTGATGTTGGTGGCAACTTGTGCGAGAGATGAGAATGAAGTGGGAGTCAACAAAGCATTTAAGTTCTGTGTGTTACCCTTGTTTTGAAAAATGGTTTTTTCAGCAAGGAACAATTGCGCAGTTGTTGATACTTCAGTACCTGCGGTTCCGGTCACACCTGCAGGGGCAAAACCACCAACAAGTCTGCGTGTTCCATAGTCTTCACAAGCATCAATGATTGATTGCATACCGGGTAACATTACATTTGCCATAAAGTTATCTTCATTAAGCAAATCTTCTTTTGAGTTGATGTCAATGCGAGTAACAAAATGCTTGGCGATCTGAATGGGAACTTGGGTTTGTGTCACATTGCTTGCACTGGTTGTTGAAGTGCCGTCAATGAACTCAACTGCTGTGTGCGTGCCGGGTAAACGAGCATAAACAGTGTCGCCAACTTTTGAGGCGAACTCCTGTTCTACATTGCGTGAACCAAGCTGAGTGATGATTGAGGAATCGTACAAAGCAAGATCAGAACGATCCTGTACGATTGTTGAATTTAGAAATGTGTTAGCCATAATAATCTCCTTGATGTGTGGCTTAAAGTTTTACTTCTAAGCCAAACCTTCCAGAGACTTGGCGATCCTCACAGACATTCCAGATGTCTATGAGGCTATATTTAAAAACCCCTTGAGGCTTTGAGATTCGCATCTCGCATTGCTTGGCGATCATTCGTGGTTTTTCCACCTGTACCGCCACCGCCTGACCCTGTCTTGACATTCGTTTTAACAAGGTCTTTGCGTTCTTCAAGAAAGGCTTTTATTCCTTCCTCTAAAGATACACTATTTTCACCTTTTTTCCAAATCAGTTTTTCTGATTCATCCAAATCCACCAATCCCTCATAAATGAGATTCTTAACAACCTCTTCTTTTCCAAAGATTTTAGAGTTGCCTGAATCATCGTTGAAAGCCTTTGAGAGCTCAGACTCAAGTGTCTTTTTTTTGACTTTCTCGGTTGTTTCTTCGTATTTCTGCTTAAAAACAGAGAATTCTTTTAACTGATTTCTCAGGTTCTGTATCTCGTTTTCATTCTGTGGATTCTTTTCTTTTGCCTTGATTGACTCTTTGAGGACACTTGAAAGGCTCTCATAATCAAACATCTTTTTACCGTCTTTCTCGATCTCAGGGATAACAATACCTGCGTCAATGATTGAAGATTCAAGGGTTTTAAACCGCTTTCTAAGTCCTTCAGCTTCTGAATTGACTTTGCGTTTTTCTTCAATCCCTTTATTCTTTTCAGCCTCCACCAAAGAATAAACAGACTCTTTGATAAGGTTTACTTTTTCTTCTGGTATCCCTTCAAGGATTTTTTCATCTAACATAATAGCCTCCGCTGTTATTGTGGTGTTAAAATTCGTCTCTCTGATAAGCTAAAACCAAGCAAGTCTTTCCATTGATCAGGGTTCTTTTTAAATGCACTTGCACCGCCCACGCCTAGAATCTTCTCTTTAGCAGGTGATTTCTTCAGGTATTGAATAGCTTTCTTTTCGTTTATCGGCTCTGCCTGTTTTCCTGCGAATGGCACTGAGCTAGACCTTCCGTTAGGGTGGATTGGCAGATAGGGGAAGTGTTCTTTTGCCCAAATACCCCGCCCTAGACCGAATAAATCAGCCTCTGCGTAGAAGTCACACTCATCCGGCTTATGCCCTGAGCTTAAGACAAACTCAAGCCCTGTGATTAGATCATTTTGCAAAGCCTCATCTACACTTGCTTGATCGTACATTGCTTGAGATTCAGTTCTGACAATTCGTTCAGCTTCGTATCGGGTTTTGTTTTTGATTGCTGATTCCGTGGCTTTCTTGATGGCTTCTTGAGAGCCTTCTTCAACTGCTTTAACGACTCTTTCATAACTCTTCTTTAGGTATTGGGTCTGTGCCCCTGTGTTGTTTAGTTTTTCAATCTGTATTTTCGCTTCCCTGATCACCTTAGAAAGCTCTTTTTTTTGGTCTAGGGTTAGATTCTGCTTTCTGCCAAGGTCTAGCACATTTTTTAAATGCTGTGGGAGTTGACCATTATCTTTTAATACCGAGTCTCTTACCCCTCTTGAAACAGAAACCCAATCTTTTGAAGAAATGATCTGATCTCTAACTGAAGTAACAACCGTCTCTGAAAAATCAGTATTCTTTAAGGTCTTTATTAGTGGTGATTTAGATTTATCAATGGTTGTTTTTAGGACAAATTCACGCATTTTAGGAACATCTTTGATAACAGGGCTTGAGATAATAACACCATCCCAAGTGACCTCATTCATATCACCGCCACGGCCAACAACGACACCAAGCATAGATGACTCTATAATCTCGGTTTTGATCCGCTCATTAAACTTGATTTCTTTTAAGATTGCTTTTGCCCTAAGCGGTTCTTTTGTGACTAATTCCTGAGCCTCTGATAAGATAGGGCTTATCCGTCTTAAAAAATTGGCTTCCAGAGCGTCCATTTTTTTTGCGTCAGCGGTTTGTCTTTTCATTCAGGTGGCAATGTGTCCGGTTCGTTTTCTATTGCTTCAAGCACTTTATTGATTTTGTCGGGGTCTTCGCCAGTCATATCTTGCTGGGCGATCTTTGATAGGTAATAGTTTTTAAGCTCTTTAGGGATGCCAACTAGATCAAGCTCAGTGAGTCGCTTGGTAAATTGTTCTGATTCATTAGGCGTAAATGTTTGTGGATAATCTGCTGTATATTCATAAGAATCAATGCTCAAATAGTCTGCTACCTGCTTAATGATCCAGTACTCAAGGTGTTTGGCTTTGCGTGAAATCTCTTTCTTAATAGTTGCTGAAGCGTAAAAGTCATAAGCCTTTGAAGCTCCAGATGTGGACTTTTCAACGGCTGAAACTCCTGATTGTTCAGCAAGTTGCAAGAGACTAGACTCTAATTCTTCTTTTGCTTTTATCCCTGCATCAAAAATCCCAGCATCTGGGCTGATAAATGTTGGTAGCGCAGTGCCTTCAGGTACATCGATGAGACCCTTAGAACCGATCTGAATAGATGTTATACCCCTGAAGCCTGATCCGACCAAGATCGGGAACATTGAGGCTAAGATGTTATCTCTACACTCAGAATCTAGATTATAGAGAGCAAAGTTTAGAATTGCGATTGATAAGAACCGAGGCGATGGAATCAACTCATCGGGAGTTTGCTTTTTGCCCATAGTCAGCGGATATACAGGAAATTGTTTTAGTCCGTGATTACCCTCATCTATCGTGTATTCTTGATTACCCTTACGCCAGAACTCTCTCCAAACGAAATAATCCCAATACTTAAAAGTTTCTACCTCTTTTCCATTGATGGTCTTTTTGCCCTCTGAAAAAGTAATGGACTCAAGAAGCCCGAATTTATCAAGGCTGAATTTATTTACTGAATCAGCCTTGCGGAAGTACACATAAGGAAGCAGACCGCTATCTATTAAAGATGATTCGGTTGTTTCGGGTAAATCCTTAAAATTATCAACTATGGCAAAGACCACACCGCCATTCATAGCGTACAATATAGAATCTGAAATAGTGTCACTCATTGAATAGCCGTTCTGCATAGGGTTTTCAACAAATGCATCTAACAAGGCTGAATCTGTTGTTCTGCCAATATCTTCAGAGAACACCCCACCAATAGAGGCATCTTGAATCTTTGCTAAAAAGTTTCTTAAGTAAGCGTGTTCTTTGCGCTTTTCGTAAAAGGCTTCACGGTCAAAAGGGATAAGATAGGAACCGTCGTAGAAACCGCCTGAGTGGTAATAGAGGTCTTCGCAGAATTTCTGTAAACTGACTGCCGTGCGTCTTGTATAAGCGTGATCGCCAGACATCTCATTAGATGACCCTTCAAGCGTGATTGCATCAATTTGGCTCATATCTGAAATATAACCTTTTTAGGAGAGTTTAGCAACTCTGTAAATTTCAAAATACATTCTCATTTTAATCATATCCAAAAAGTCTGGTGAATGCCCCAAAGTGAGCTTGATTTTGTCCTTTGATTGTGTGGTCAATTTTCCATCATTATCAACTTTATCTCTTTTGAGGGCTTCTAGTTCCTCAATTATCTGTGTTCTGTAGGTCTGGTCCACGATATAGATTTGGGCTGATTGCACCAATTCAGCGAGTTTATACTCACACTGCGCTTTTAGATGTTGGTAATTTTCCTTGTATAATGCCCTGCCGTTATTCTTAAAAGGAATTGCATTTGCTATCCATCCGCTCAGAAACCCACCTGCTCCATCATTATCGAAGATTATGTTTGATTGTGGAACCCGATGTTTTAAAGCCAATTCTTTGATTCCGTCTAAAACTTCTTTGCCAGTTGATTTAGCCATTGTTTTGATTTCAACAAGTCTAAGACCATCCCAAGCACCAACGACAAAGAGGTCTGATCCCATAAAAGCAATGTCCGCAGATATAAACTTCTCCCCTTTCGGAACAAAGTCATTAGTAAATAAGTCTAGTATTTTCTCATAATCGCATAGCTTTGAAGGGTCGTCATCATACTCAAAGTTTCCCTCTAACAACCTCTCACGTGTGACTTTGTCCGCTTTTCGCAGGTTATCAATGTAATCCTTGCTTGCGTAGGGGTTATCTGTGGCGAGTGATTTGATAAAAACTCGATCTGGTCTTATCTCATTATCCCTTGATGGCTTGTAAAAGTCAGTGTAAATCCAGTTTTTAGCAGGGTTGCAAGTATACAAACATTTAGGTATTGTCTGCCACCCGTTGCCACTCAAAACCGAGAATCTACCCTTTAGAACATCGATTGCCTTTGCGTGGATCTGCTGTGACTCATCTAAAAAGCATCCTGTGAGGTCATAAGATCCGAGGCGGTCAAACTCAGGGTCAGAGGGAAAGTATTTGATTTCTCTAAAAAAAATGATTGATCCAGTATAAAATTGAACCGTTTTAGTCTGGTCGTTAAAATAATAATGTTCATCTTTCTTTAGTCCGTATTCTTTAAGAACCTTGAAAAAGGTTAGTAGAGTGGTGTCCTTGAGCTTTGTTAATTCCTCCCTAGCTATGAGCCAATTGGACATCGGTTTGCTGATTGCCTCTAAAATCACCCACAGGCAACCTAGCCAAGATTTGCCACCACGAGCACCACCTCCATAAAGAATTTCGTTATGTGTGGAGTCCTGAAGGCATTTAAAGGCTTCCAGTTGGCGTTTAGTCAGGCTGATTTGAAGATTCATCGCCCTCAATCACTTTTATTGATATGCCTTCAATTAGACTTACCTTTGCGTTTAAATCTTGTTTGTTCGAGTCTGTGTACCCTTGGTGACTTGTTGCAATTAACTTGACCAGAGAGGCGTTATAATCGCCTAATAAGCCCATTTCCATCAATTCAGTAAAGATTCTAGTTTTTGCTCTCTCTATGATGTAAGAAAACTCAGGCCTGAGACCATAATCATAGATACTTTGTCGTGATGAAAAGCCTAAAAAAACAGCTAAACCCTCAATAGTTGGGGGTCTGCCTAGATCCTTTCGGTCTTCAAAGTAAAGGTCTATTTGTTCCTGAAGTTCATCAGGGCTTGAGAAATATTGGGGTGCTCCACCGCTCACTGTGACCTCCAAGGGTTACCAAGTGCTTAATTCTATGTCCATCTCGCAATTTAAAAGAGTCTCAGCCCCTACTTTCGCTCTAATCTCAATGTCTGTCTTTGGGGGGATTCTGTAGGGTATTTTGTAGTCTTTTGAGTAGATTCTTTTTTCAACACCCTCTGAAGTCCACAACTGCCAATCTGCTGTGCTTGTTAAATCACTTTGCCAAATATAGGCACCAGTGAGTTTAGGAGTTGTGAACCTGCACTTTTCGGATTTTAGCTTGCCAATGTTAATCACTTCTTTTATTGCTGTTGAGTCGTCCGGTACACCTGCCGTTGAGGCTATTGACTGCCAAGCCATAATTTTACCGCTAGGCTCAGAGAAAGTGGCTAGAGAAAGCACACGCCAGACATCACCAGTGGTTATCTCTCTATCAAAGCCCTTTACCTCTATTGTCTCAGATTTTCGCACATAGTCAGCATCTAGGTAGTCAATCGTGACATTCATCGTGTCAGTGGAGTCTGTTGAGCTGATTACCAAAACCTGTGCTGTGTCAAGGTATGAATAAGGATAGGTTTCTCCCCACACCAAAGCAAACGAGCCTGAAGAATCCAGAGTCTGTTGACCTTGTAGGTTTTCCAGTGCCGAGTAGCTTAGCCGACCTTTTGACAAAGTCAGGAAGTAATCGTACTGGGGAGGGTTTGGGATAATCTGAGCCATTGAAAGGGCTGTAAACGCCAATAAGAAAAGTAAGTGTTTCATAAAAACCTCGTGTTATTATTCAAATATAATCTTTTATTGTGCGCAGTCCAAATAATAGTCTTTTACAAGCTCAAATTCTGCTTTATCCTCTGTCAGCTCAAACCTCAGAATCCTTAGTTTTTCAGTGCAAGGTACAAGATTTGAGATGAATTTGAAGTGAAAATGATTTAACGTGTCAACCTGAGCATCAAACATTTTATTGTAAAGCTCAGGGAATCCGTGAATGGCTTGATATGGTTCAGTCGGCTCACCTATCCACATCTCCATTGTTGCTTGTGGCGGTTCATAACCGATTATCGGGTTCGCTTCTTTGTTGCAGGATATGAGAATAAGTCCTAGTATTAGTATTAAGTATTTCATTTATTCCTCTTTTTTCTTGAAATTTACACATCCATAAAGCGGACCTGTGTACATTGTTGCAAAGTAGTCTGAGCCATCCTGAAGGCTTACCCCTTTTGGGTTTGGGTTTCTTTCAAACAAGGTGATATTTCCTGATTTACACTCTCTGACCTCAAATGGCATTTTCATTGACTCAAAGGTGTCTGGGTCTATTGGGTTATAAATTGAATCACTTACGTAACCATTACAACCCTCTGGAATTTGCCAATATTTGCAGTTTCTACACCTATTCATTTTTCCATCCAATACCTTGCGTATCGCTTGCCGTTTTTCTTTTCCATCTTTCGCTCAATAACATACCCTTCTTTTTCAATTTCGCCAATTCTGGACGCTAACCGCATACACCCGAAAAGGTTCAGGGCTTGCAGTGGAGTTATAGACCACCCTCTGAGTAGGTGCTTTTTGATTTGCTCTCTTTGTGATTTCATTTCTCAGTCTCCTCTATATCCACCATTATCGGTGTTTTTGTGTTTCCGTAAAAATATTTGCTCCCCTCATATTCCTGAATTTCACCCAAAAAGCTCTTTAACTCATCGCCTCGGTCAATGAAGCAAACCGCTTTGTTTTGGTCGTTGGCAAGAATTGTGATTTTTTCAGTCTTCTTTAGCTCAATCGGGTATTCTTTGTCAAAGCTCTGAATCTCCCTTTCTTTAGCCTCTTCTGTGGCCCAAAAGCGTTCTGATTCTTCGTCATAAGTTTTCATTTTGACACTCCTATTGCTTGGGTGCAGGCATAAACTGCTTTTTTTATCCGATTCCACTCATCAACTAGGTTAAATTCAACTGCTTTTTCGTCTAGGTCTTCACCCCACTCCCACCGCTGACATCCAATGATGATGTGTGATTGCGTGCCGATTATTTGGTATTTTGAGATGTTGAGGCAAAAGCACTTGGCAGAGCGGAGATCGGCAGAGCGGAGATCGGCAGAGCTGAGATCGGCAGAGCTGAGATCGGCAGAGCGGAGATTGGCAGAGCGGAGATTGGCAAAGCTGAGATCGGCAGAGCGGAGATCGGCAGAGCTGAGATTGGCAGAGCGGAGATTGGCAGAGCTGAGATCGGCAGAGCGGAGATTGGCAGAGCGGAGATTGGCAGAGCGGAGATTGGCAGAGCTGAGATCGGCAGAGCGGAGATCGGCTCGCACTCCCCAAGGCCTGTTATTCAGCCATCCCCAATGTCGGATCAGCACTTTGCGGATATCGCCGTTGTAGTAGGGGGCTGTTACGTGGGATATGGATCGTATGTAGTCTTTAAGCTTCATTTTTGTTCTCCTTGTTTGCTTATTAATAAATTATGTTATGATTCACCCATTGTCAACAATTATTTTCAGTTTTTTCCATCATTCAATCCTTTAGTCGGTTGCACCAAGTTTTTTAGCCTTAAAAAAGCTCCTAGACTGAGCAATTTCAGTATGATATTTCCCAGTGCTTAGAAAATAGTTCAAATATCCCTCATATTTTTCCTTTAAGACACCGCTTGAGCCTTGGATAAGACTCTGACAGGCTGAAATAAACTCTCTGCGCTCTTCTGCGGTCACTTCGCCACTTACCCGTCCACAATACCGCTCATAAAATAAAGACCTCTGAGCCTCTTGTGAGGGCTTAAAAGGGATATAGGCTTGAGTCTTGGGCTTAAGTGATGATCTTAACTGAACCTCTTTTATGATGTTTGACACCGCTGGAGCTGATTTAAACTTAAACCGATGGTCTTTAAAAGCCTGTAAAAGCTCCTCTTTGGTTATTCCCTTTGGAATATCTTCAGCCAGAGCAGTTGAGTATTCTTTGATATTCTCTGGTACACTTTCGCCTATTGCTGTAAAGTGTATTCCTAGTTGTTCAAAAACTATCTGTTGTCTTTCGGTGTCAGTCATTCTGTTATTTCCTTTTGTCCAAAAAGTTCTTCATGCATCTTCAGGTACTCAGCAGTTGAGATGGTGCCCGCTTTCTGATTCGGTGATCTGTACGGTATGATTGCATCCTCCCAAGCCTCTTGGTTCAGGTATGTGGAGCCGTGCTTTCTAAACTTCACATCTGGAGTTGACCGCACATAATCAACAACAACTGATAGGCATTTCTCTCTTTGATCTTCAGATAGCTTTTGCCAAAGCTTGAGAGCTGTTTTTTTATTCCCTATTCTACCATAAGCAGACCACCAATTTTCAAAATTTTCAATTTGCAAATTATCCTTAACCTTATCCATATCCAAATCCTTAACCTTATCTTTATCCTTTTCCTTATCCTGTGCCCCTGAACAGGGGCTGTTTAGGGGCTGTTTAGGGGCTAATAAATTATACTTTTTGAGTTGAGAAATAACTCCTTTATGAGCGTTGTTCTCTGGATTTAATTCTGCATAATCAGAAACCTTGTATTGAAAATGAATAAAAGATGGAATAAATATTTTATCCTTGCTAATTGTTTCAAATTGTTCGGATAAATCATTTAAATCTGATTCGGTTATTTCGTCACCTATCATAAATGACATTAGTCCATAATCAATATCTAAAATCCCTGCGTGGTCACAATTGTCCACTAAAAAGCGAAATAAACATTTGATTTTAGGTTTTGCAGTTCTGAACCAAGATTTTTTCCAAAGTTCTGTATCTGTGAATCTTTTAGCCATTGTATCCCTTCCCTTTTATCATATTCCAACAAACTCCACAAAAGTATTTGAATGAAATTCTCTCAAAATTAATGTCATCTCTACTAATTGTAATATCAATGCATTCTTTTATTTGCTCTGGTGTTAAATATTTTAGAAACGTTTTAATACTAGCTTCAGACTTACCGCCTATTGAAAAAATCATAGTTCCAGATTTTTCCCCATCTTCTAGCCAATTATTCCACCAATAAATCCCAATCTCTTCTAATGCTTTTTTTTGATCTTCTTTCAACTTTCTAAGTTGTTTATCAAACATTTTTATTTGCTTTTGACGTTCTATCCTTAACTCAATCTCTTCTTTTAACCTTTCTTGAATTGGTTGAGAAATATTATCTAAGGTCTCATTTGATTTTCCCCTATTACAATCATAACAAGCCGTAATAAGATTGTCAGAAGAATTGTCACCGCCTTTAGATACAGGCAAAATGTGGTCAACTTCCAAAACTACATTTGGTGTTGATCTCATACAATATTGACAAGTAAAGTGATCTCTCTTAAAAACCCTAAACCGATTCCTAAGACTCATTGATTTTCTTTTAGCCATATTTTACCAGCCTTAAAAAGAGAAACCCCTAAGGGCTGGAATCTCAGGGGTCTCTCTATAGTGTCATTGCTGACATAAATTTTCAGGTTTCCAGCCTTCCCTAAATATACATTATTTTTTGCTAAGTGGAGAAAAATAATCTATCTTTAGAATCAGAGTTATCTGATTGATTATATGCTTTGGTCATAATGACTCCTTTTATTAAAAGACACTCTTTTGCCGAAGGGTGTTTTTTTTGTTGACAAACGGTTACTAATAACATATTTTATTATTATCACTAACAAGGAGAACGAAATGATCAAAACAACCTCACTAAAGCATTACAAGAGCTTGAGGGCTCAGGGCATTAACTGCGAGCTAGTAGGGAGAACAAAATGAAGCTTACCACTAAAGAAGTAATAAAAAAGTACAAAATTGCCCGCAATACGATATTTGCAAAATTAACCGCAGGAATTTTAAAAGGCGAGCTTCGTTCTACAAAGTCAAAAAATGGCGGGCTTACTTGGTGGATAGAGGAACAATCTATCATAGACTTTTTATCATCAAATAACATAAAGGTCTCACCATTAAAAAGAATTAAGCCAAAGAGAATTGTTTACACGCCTGAAGAATACAACCGGATACTAAGGGCTGAACTTGGGATACCTTACAAGCCCTTAACCTATAGACATCAAGAATTATGAGTTATAAAATATTGAACCTATAAGCGTGTCTCGGTGGCAACAGATACAAGTGGGATGAGTTGAGAGATGATCTAGAAGTAACTGCGGTAGAATTAGACCCAGAACTTGCAAGAATGTACCAGGAGCGATTTCCAAATGATATTGTAATTGTGGCAGATGCACACCAATATTTATTAGACCATTACAAAGAATTTGATTTTATTTGGAGTTCACCTCCTTTTCCTACGCACAGCAGGATACAAACAAGTTTTAAAAACAGAGAAACCTGGAAGCCTAAATATCCAGATATGAAACTATATGAAGAAATAATATTTTTGCGTCATTTTTTTGAAGGCAAATACTGTATTGAAAACGTAATTCCGTATAATGTTGGCGGATATAGAGATGTATTAAGAAATCTAGTAGACTATGAAGCTGGCAAAACCATTCTTCAAACTGCTTTAGGAATGGTTCCCGACTCCGCACAAGCTGATTTGTTTTCAGATGACCTATACTAAGAACTGCATCAAGTGTGGTAAGGTCAAAGAGAGTGACCATCCTAGGCCTGAGAGGTGCAGTTGCGGATATGCTCTGGAATGGCGAAAATAAGTGTTGACATTGTGTGATAATAATTTATATTAAGAGAAACAAAGGAGATCAAAAATGAAACTAATTAAATGCGAAGGCGAAATTACCACAATCAACGGACGGAGCTTCCGAAAGCCCTGTGTGGGTGAGAGGATACCGAAAGGTCATCTTAGAAGATCTCCGAACGGGGCTTATTGGCTACCATCAGTTGATGCAGTTTGCATAGATAACTTTGACCTCGTTGAAGTTCCAACCCCTATAGGTGAGCCTTTTGAAGCTCACGGCGAATGGTGGCAAGAGATAGAATCATGTGATCTTGAGCGCAGTACAACTGTATTGTTGTGGGGTGATCATTGTACAAAAAAAGTGTCTTATGTCAATCGGTATCATGGAGCTCTTTTTAACCACATAGCCATCCCCTGCGACGCTCCAGCGGTTCAGACACGCCCTATGACTTGGGGGGAGGCTTGGGATAGGGATTTGTGGATAAAGGATCATTTAGGCCAAATCGTAAGTTCAAAATCATACTCTCGCTTGATTCACAATGACGTATATGATGACCTCTTTGTCTCCCAGTCCCATCGTGGTCCTTGGTATCCGGCAGTGATGCCGTGGGAGGGAGATAAATGTTAGATGGAATTTTTAAAGCTTTTTTCGTATTTGTTTTTATTTCTGGTACATTAGCTATAGCACTTGGTGTGACGCTGAAATTACATTTAGCAGAAAAAACAATTGAATCGACGCACCGCATTGATCCTGAGAAAAGGCTTGTTATTATTGATAATAATGTGGACACAATATTTATCTATAGGGAGGGGGAGAAATGACTATTGAAGAGCTAAAAGAGACGCTTGTTAAACTTGAGGGCAAGGATTATTACTCACCCTCCATTGAGTTGTTTAGCGATGGAAGCGGACTTATCCGTTCTATAAAGTTTCATAAGAGCAATATTATTTCGGTTTTCAACAACCTTGATGAACTCAAATTATGGATTAAAAAGGAGATTGAAGGATGATTGAACTAGCAACTATCGGATTAATTTTAAGCACCATCGCTCTAGTGGTGGCAATTAAACTTTGCGAACAAAAGGAGAATTAAGATGACTATAGGCAGACCGAAAGGTTCAGGTAAAAAAAGTGCGACCTTCACCTCGTGGGCGGTGTCACTGATCCCATCAGAAATCAAGGCGGTAAATGATGTGATCAAGCGAGCGAACAAGCAGAGCGAAGACCACATCTCTAATCGTGAAGCTCTTAAGCTCTCTCTGGAAGCGTGGGAGAGGGCAGGGTTTCCGTGCTGATGTTCCCTAAGCCGAAAGCTAGGAAGCCGACCAAAGCCCTGACCCCTGAAAAGATGATACAGGCCGAAATAGAGTGTTTGTGCCACCTTAAAGGGTTTAGATTCATTCACATCCCAGATGGAGTGTTAGGCTATCTAGCACGTGCAAATCCACAGGTTAGAGCCTTGATCTCAAAGTATTTTTGCGGTATCCCTGACCTCTTGATCTTTGCTCCTGCGGATAAATACAACCACTGCCTTATGCTAGAACTGAAAACCGAGGCAGGGAAGCTGAGTCAAGGGCAAAAAAACTGGCACAAAGGGCAAAATGTTGTTACTGCTTATGGCTTAAATGAAGCTAAAACGGCACTTTTGGAATTTGAGGAATTTATTTCATAATAATTGAACTTTTTTTATTGAAAGTATTGACAATAGGTGAATATTAATATAATTTAATAATATCACTAACAAGGAGAACGAAAATGAAAACGGTATATCTAAGCAACTTCTTAACACCTGCCATAGCTTTAGCTATGGCTAATGCTATGGCACCAGTCACAATTATTTGTGACGCAGATGGAATTAATTATTTGATATCTAACGCTAATCAAAAGCTTATCAAGATCGTTGATGAGATGGAGGACTAAAATGAAAAAGCAATATAAAATCATCAACAAAATCACAGGCGAAAAAATCAGCTACCACAACAATCACGAACTTGCTATCAAGAAATTGAGAAAGCTTGACAATGATAATGGCCGTGTTGTTTTTGAAATTCAAAGCCTCTAAACTCAACCCAAACCCTGCTCCCTTGCGAGGTGGCAGGAGTGTGGGCTGAACCACTAAACAAGGAGAACAAAATGAACTTTCAAGAAAAAGTATTTCAATCATTGCTCAGGTTTCACGAAGATTGCGACATAGCATTTAAGATCATCAACGGTGTTTTGGTTTCAAAGGCAATTGATAGCCAAGGCGGTGTGTGGGTAGATGCTGAGATCAGCTTGAATGAGCACGAGACATTCCAAGACAACTTCCTAGACACAATGGACGATACATTTGAACAATTGGTGGAGCGTAGAAGATGAATCCTATATTAGAATTAATTGATCTGCTTAAAAAAGCACCTGTAAAGCATTTCTCACTAAGCGTGTCCAATTACGGGTTTAGCCTTGTGATTTGGGAAGCTGAGATAGACATAGATGACATCATCTATTGTGAGAACCATTCAAAGGATTTAACCAAGGCAATTGAGTTTGTCAAAGCCTACAACCTAGAGCACGGCATATGCGAGTGACAAATCTTGTCAGCTTAAACGATGTATCTTTAGATTGGCCAGTGTTCCAAGAGAGTAATGAGAAAGTTCAGAGAGATTTTTTAAAATATTTAAAAGAGGTAAATAATGATAAGCATCGCAACAAAAATCGCAAAAATCAGCTATGAAATAGGAGCCTTGAAAAAGGATAAAGGGGATAAAGTCAATTATGATTTTCACGGCTATGAATCAGTAAACGCAAAGCTAAAAGCACTTTTGCATCATCACAATTTAGCTCTTATCCCTGAGATAACAGAGGTGATAGAAAAGGAATTTTTCATCAAGTCTTATGATCAATATAAGAAGATTGAAGTGGAAAAAATGCTAATCAGAACAACTGTAAAAGGTTTTATCAATGTGGTCTGCGGTGACACCGGAGATATTTTTAAGGCTTCTTTTTGTGGAGCAGATCAGGACTATGGGGGCAAATCATTTGGTCAGGCAGTCACTGAAATGGTCAAAAGATTTGAGCTTAAACTATTCCACATATCCACAAAACAAGATGTTGACCCTGATTCCAGATCTGATGCTTATGAGCAAGAATCGCCAAAAGAACAAATCACAGGAGACCGCTACAACAAGGCTTTGCTATCAATCATTAACGGCAATTACACCAAAGAGGCATTTATCAAGAAATTCGATGTTGATTCTGAGAAAGTGGAACAAGATTTAACAAACCTAAAAGGAGAATAAAAAATGAAAAAGTATCTAATCACAATACAATTTGTTTTAATTATCGCAATACTATTAGTTAGCTGTGCTGATAATAAAACTCTTGAAATAAATGGAAAAAATCAAGTCATTGAGCCTTATGGGTGGTTTGATTTGGAGGCTGAAAATCAGTGCGTGAAATACAAGGTTGTAACGGGCAATGTTGTATGGAGTGTGCTTTTAATGGAGACAGTTTTTGCTCCTATACTAATAACTGGCAATAGTTTATTTGAGCCTGTAAGCGTGAAAGAGCATTGCAAACAAAACCTAAAAGGAGAATCAAATGTTTAAATGCAGATGCTCAAAGATTGGCGATATTAACACAAATCCACAAAACAAAAAGGATGCTCTTTCAAAAACTGCAATAAATTATTTGATGGAATGGGCAAATGAAAATTGGTCTGGACGCAAAGAAGAGATAATCTCAAAATACCTAACCAAAGGCATTGTTTGCGAAGATGATTCGATAAAGTTAGCCAGTGATGTTTTGTTTATGAACTTTCAGAAAAATGAGAAAAGTTTTGAAAACAACTATTTAACAGGAACGCCTGATCTTATTGGTAATGATTTTGTTTATGACATAAAAACAAGTTGGCATCCTAAAACATTTCCAAAATTCTATGCTGAACTACCAGAAAAATCTTATTATGGTCAGGTTCAAGGATATTTGGCGTTGACAGGAAAACAAAAGGGAGGTGTAATTTATTGCTTAGTTAGTGCTCCTGATCATTTAATCTATGATGAACTAAATAGGCTTAAATATAAATTAGGCTTACCAGAAATAACCGATGAAATTGAGGAAGTGGTTAGACATAATATGACTTTTGATGATATACCAGAAGTTGAGAGAGTCAAGATCTATGCCTTTGATCGTGATGAAGATTATATAAAGGCCACCTATAGCAAGGTTGAAGAATGCAGAAAGTATTTGCAATCCATTGGCATAGAACCTATATTTGAGAAAGGAGAATAAAATGAAAACATCTACTGGCAATCGGAGCACTGGCGATTATAGCACTGGCCATCGGAGCACTGGCGATTGGAGCACTGGCGATTATAGCACTGGCGATTATAGCACTGGCGATTGGAGCACTGGCCATTTTAGCACTGGCAATCGGAGCACTGGCGATTATAGCACTGGCCATCGGAGCACTGGCGATTATAGCATTTCAAACCACTCAACAGGTCATTTCTCAACTGAGGATTATTCAGGATTCGGATGTTTTGACATGC